GGTGTGCCTTATGGGTTGTGTGGTGTGGTTCACGTGCAGATAACTTGACAACGTTCTTGGATTTTCATACTATTAATACATCAAGAACGGAACAGAAAGGAACCGAACAATGGAAACCAACGGCAAGTTCTACATGACAGACATGATCTGCAGCATGCTGAAGGGCATGCACTACCAGTTCAATGGCGAGCGACTGAAGGTGATCACGAACAAGTACAAGTTTCACGTGCGGATGACCAAGGATGGCTTCAGGGTGATGGGGGCGAACAAGATGGTGTTTGTCAAGTCATTCACTGACGTTCTGAATCACATCAAGAGCCACGGCTGATAGTTAAGGGCTGACTTAGGTCGGCCCTTAACTATTACCACATTATTAACTAGATAATCGTTTAATTATCGCCGTGACCTAGTTAACAGATAATTGTGTTGACAACCAGAGAACGTTGATGCATTATTAATACATGAACAAGAACATGAACCCAATCAAGATTGATCGCAACCGTTGGTATTATTCCAAGGACGTATATCTTAATGTCTGCTCAGGATATTATGAACTTATTGGACCCAACGGCCATATAAGGTCATTTACAGACCTCACCACAGCAATTAACGCTGCCATTTTCCAGGTCCGTCTTGGCTCATAAGGAATATATCATGACTGAATTCAGCACGCTTTCAGACATTTTCGGTCGTAGCGCATGGCCTATGATTAAGGAAATGAGTGAAGTTGTAGTGTTTAATGTTGACGCGGACGATAGGTCGTGCTCCATGATGCTTGGAGGCCGGGAGTACAAGGTCAAGAGGGCTCATCATCGTAGGTGGCATGTGGTGACTACTGGGTATTGGCGGGCCTTTGGTTCTCAGTGGGAGTTGTTGGCTTGGATTGGTGATCGGCTATGAAGCGGGCGCATCATGGACCCCATTCAGCGTCTAAGGTGTTGACTTACTGGAAGGTCAGCAATTTTATTACAGAATGTCTAGTGAATGGATATCACATTGCTTATTATCATGATACTGGGAGGATTCATTACTGGAAGGACGCTACGAATGAATACCACATCATGGCGACGGATTTGATTATTTCTTCAGAGACAGGATTAGGAATTGTCCAAGCAAATTATTCTAGAGCGAACCGGCGATAGTAATTGGTATATCAAGAATACTGACTACAATGACACACCAGAAAGGACTGCGGCTTGGATCAAGTCGCTGAAGTGCAATGAACATCCAATTCAGTAATTTATCAAATAACACCAAACAGAGCCTTAGAGCCCTTGGCGGAATTATTGACGAGAATCCGCATGAAAAGGACTTCATTCGACTATGGTTTGGCGACGATTTAATGACCATTTCCAGGAATGGTGATCTGTGGACTTTGACTTACAAAGGCGAGATCACAATGTCTCCAGAAGACGAATTACCACTTGCCGCACGCTTTCTTCTTAATTACACGGCTAAGCACAATGTCATCGATTAATAGTGTTAAGCGCGAACTTCGCTTGCATGGTATGCGAGAGGCATATACTCAGGGCGGAGCGAACATTCTTTATTGTGGATTTATCGCTATTCGTATTATTAGTGACTACACTGTTGAGACATGGACACCTAGCGAGACGAATAGTGGTACAATTAATACGTATGATTCCATTGATCAACGAAACGAAGCGGTTCTTGAAATGGGGCTTTCAGGCTTGCAGGTGATTTGATGTTTTATTTGAAATATCTGGCAGACACACTATCTCTTGTTGATCAACTACCGAATTTCTTGGTGATCGCTAGGGATGACAGAATTCTCATGGATAGCGACGATTATCGACTCGACCTTTACGGTTGGCCTGACAATCGCGTTATATTTGCAGACAAGTTAACGGGAAAGAATGTGATTAAGCGATTCGGTCCCGACGATTCAGTTAAATGCTGGGATTTTTATATCGAGTGTCTAGAGACTTTAGGTGTTGACACTACAGCACTGGGCTACATGAAAGGTTGAGCAATGACTGTTTCATACAAAAAAGTTTGTGTTGAATTGCTTGAAGCCATCAGCACTTTTAGCGAAGAGGATTCGGCGAAGATTAATGCGAAATTCGTTGCTGGCACTTCATGCCTTTACGACAAGATGAAGGTGGAGTTCTCAACACCTGAAGGCGAACACACGATCGAGAAGACTGGGCAGGGCTGGGAGCACACTGTGGTGAAGGTCAGGTCTGGAAGTGAGGTCACCGATGTGATTTGAGCACAGATATCCCCCGGAGTGGCTGGATGCTCCGGGGGATATCTGTGTCTCGGGTTAGGGGCGCTTAGCGTTCTTGCGATAGCGTTCCCAGGCGGCCTGGGACGCGGGGCCCCATATGCCGTCGTCCTCGACTCCGAGTGCTCGCTGGATTGCGGCGATTACTCGGTCGTGTGCGGCGTCGCTAGCGTCTCCCCACACACCGTCGGGGTTGGTTCCGACGACGGATTGTGTGTACTGGATTCCGTAGGGGAAGTGCCTCCCTGCCCACCCGCTGGCAGCGACGACGGCGTAGAGCCGCTTCTCGGTGTCTGGGCCCAAGATGTTGTCTGGGGTGGCGCCGATTGCGGTCTGGATTCCGGTGATGTTGCTTGTTCCGTCGCTGGTTCGGGAGACGGCGTAGTCGTCGACGATGCGAATGCCGTAGACGACGTCGTCCATGTCGCGCTGTTTGCTGGCGACGACGCCGCCGTCGCCCTGGGGTCCGGAGTAGCCCCATGAGGTGTTTCCCTCGACGGTGTCGATCTTGTTGCCGTAGGGGGCGGTGACGGCGATTCCGATGTGGTCGGATTCGCCGTCGCCTTGCCAGTCGAAGGTGACGGCGTCGCCTGGGCGGACGTCCCATTTACTGATGAGTACGCCGCGGGCGCGGGCCTCGTTCTCGCGTCCTGGGACGTAGGCGGAGCGCCATGCGATGCCGACGGTGGAGAGGACCCAGGAGACGAACATGTCGCAGTAGGGGACGCCAGAAGCTGCGAACATGTCGTTGCCGACGGCGCGGGCGTACCATCGCCCGTACTTGGTGCCATTCTCTTCGTCGGCCCATCGGCTGTAGCCGACTTCGCCTTTTGCGACGCGGATGATGTCTGCTCGCGTCGCCATTACTTGCCACCCACTCGGGGGACATTGTATGCGGCGACACCGAAGAATCCTGCGGTGATGAAGTTGATGGCGTCGATGTAGGATCCGTCGATGACTCGCATGGCACCGAGTGCTACGAGGATTCCGAAGCATGCGCAGTAGGCGTAGAAGCGGACCTTAGGGTCGATACCCTTAGACGGGGCCTCATGCTCTCCCATTATTTTTCTCCTTTAGGTAGGAAAGGATTTCTTTCAACTGGCGGTTTTGTGCGTCTATGGCAGACCCGCCATGATTAGGTTTTACGTGGTACTGCACGTCTTTGAGTTTATCCTCGATATCATCTAGTCTCGCCACAACGCCGGGCTTATCAGGAGTTCCCTCCCACGCCGTGAGCATTACGGAGAGATGATCTAAAAATCGGGTAAATCGGTAGACAAACTTCCCAACAATAGTCATCAAGGTTACAACCCCGACTACCACGGCCACATCTAGTGTTTGAGGTAGATTAATCATCGGACAAAGATTTCTGCGAACATGTTGCGGGTCTCTGGCGAGTCAGAGAAAAGTCGTCCTTTTCGATACGTGCTCCGCATGATGGAAAGCACTTTGTCACCATACATGAGCAGTCTCTCTCCTTCTCGCAAGTCTGTGACCTTATAGGCCCATCTTACCCGATCCCCCTTGGGTTGTCTCCTCTGGGCGAACCATGTGGCGCCGTCGATCCAGATGGAGACCTCTCCGTCAGGGCAGCGGAGTGAGAAGGCATACTTCGCCCTCCCCGACTTCTTCATGACGAAGTCATCGTAGTTGTCTGCGAACTTGTTACTGATAGCATACTCAGCATAGTCCTCGGCATAGTTTGTAATGAACGACCCGAACCGAGTGTGCGCCACTTCCGACTGAAATTGCTCACTGTCAACAAAGTCGGTGACAATGAAGCCATCCGCATGGCGGGACACGCCTTCAACAGGCTCAATATGAAAGCGGATGAAGTAGGGGTTCATGATTGATACAGAGTTTGAGAGCATGAGGCATCGAACCCTGTCCTGATAGCGGTCTACTGTTGAGTAGAAATCCATGAACACTTTCGCCTCATCGGGCAGATACCTCAGAGACCCCTTGTCGATGATGAACTCGTCAAAGATGATCGTGTAGACGTTTGGGTATGCAATTGACTTGTTTGCCTGTGCTGTAGACAGTGGAATGAAGTAGCCAATCGTCTCCCACTTCTTACCCACCTTTCGCTGGGCGAACTGTCCCTCAACGCGGAACTCTTCATCAGGAAACTCCGATTGAATGTCAGCGAAGAAGGAGTTACGCCCTTTTAGTTCAGTCTTGTAGCGCCTAAGGTAGATGAATTGCTGTCCCTTGTTGATCGCATTCTTGATAACGATCTTCTTAGCCCCATAGGTCTTACCCAGGCCACGAGCACCCATAACCATGTTGAAGACGCCCGCATATGAGAGCACCTTCGAGAACGAATAGTAACTGAATTTCTTTTTCAATCGTGTCTCCTTACCGTCCACCACCGAGTGCCAGCAAGGCGATCGATGCTAGTTATTACAGGTCCATAATAAGGGTTTCCTCCGTGCCCAATCAAACGATTGGAGTCCACAACCATTTCTACGTGGTCGGTCTCAGGATAGTATGAGCCCGTCGACCGCCACGCCATGACGATCATGTCGCCGGGTCTCAGCATGGCGCGCTGCGCGGCCGTCATGGCGCCACTACCGCGGGGCATGACCTCTCTCCCACGGTTGTACTGGTCGCCTGTCCATGTGCCTACGAACGTCCCTGACGTGTCCTTGTAGGCCCTGTAGATCGTGGATGAGCAGTCACCGAAACCCGAGTTGTCGGGGTCCAGGCGGCCCGGCGCCTGCCGGTAGCCAAATTTACCGATCCGGGACATCATCCACTTCAGAGCCTTCGCACCCTTGGATCCGTCGCCGCCTCCACCAGGATTACCACCGCCTGGATTGGGCGCCGCCGCGCTTCCCTCGTTGAACCCGAGCGCGTGGGCGTTGTTCCACGCGCCTGAGACAATTTCCTGGACCTTGGCTTCGGAATTGCCCATATCCATTTTCCAGAGATTGATGCCCACTGGGGTTCCTACTGAGGTTCCGAAGCGCGTGCGTAGCCATACCAGGTTTGAGTTGTCGAGCAGCAGATATCCAACGCCTGGCCCAACAACAAGGCTGGCGAAGTTGGACTGTGACGCCCTACCACCGTTGCCGTCAGGTGTGGTAGTGCTGCTGGATCCACTGCTGCCGACACCGCTGGTGTCTTTTGACTTGATGATGTTGTATGCGGTGTTGTAACGGGTGCTGTACACACCTAGTACGGCGTCTGAGAGGATGGCGGACTTCATTCCATCGAGATTCGTTCCGCCAACGCGGTTCGCGATTCGCATCGCCCGTTGTGGAGACTGGTGGTAGGCGACGGCCCACAGGATGAATGTCTCGGTGTTGGTGTCGGGGTTGATTCCATACTTGAGCGCCATGTTCCTATATGTACTGTTGGCGTCAAGGATTAGTTGGTCGTCCTGGATGTTGCGGTTATTAAGCAGGAAGGGCTTGAGTGCATCACCGAAGTTTCTGGGCAGGTAGTAGGTATTCCAGAACGCGTCACTCTCGTTGTGTGCGTTCATGACGTTTCGGAAGTCCTGTGGCAGAGCCCCATATCCTGCGGAGTCAACATTTTTCATCTTGTTGATTAGTGCCGCGGCGCGAGTGCCATACCACTGTCCAATTCCCACGGTGATCGGGTCGTTGTAGTTGATTGCGGCGTAGTTCATGGACGACTCGACAGTGCCGATCGCCTTGACCCACACTTTTCGCATGGTCTCATCCCAGGCCATTTATCCTCCTAGACAGACGTCTGCCCCCATTTTACCATGGGGGCAGACGTGCTTGTTAGAAGATGGAATATGATGCGTCAATCGCTAGCCGGGTTCCTGCGGGAATGTCCTTCAAGGCAATGACGTTGCCGTTGTGGTTGACGTTCCCCCGGAACGCTGTGGAGTCCTGCCACATCGTCACGTAAAAGTTCGTGTACGGGCGAGCCCAGGCGGGAAGCCTGAACAGGACCTCACCGTTCGTGACGCTGCCGACCTCGAATGTTGCGTGGATGGTGACGTCGTCGCGCTCCCGTCGGCATACGGCGTAGAGGAAACTGTTCTGTCGCACATTGTTGAGATTTGCGAGCCCAGTAATGTCCTCCCAACCGTAATTGACCCAGCCCGAGCCGCCACGAAGCCATGCATCAAATTGCTGCTGGGCGTACTTGTAGCCCGCGGGCGTGAAGTGGACGTTCATGTCGGGTGTGAAGAATTTAGCCTCCTGCCCGTTATGGAACCATGAGCGAGAGCCTTCGCAGACTACAGCACCGTGCGGGGTGGCAAGTCGCTTGATCGCATTCGTCGTTGAGGCGCAGCGGCGGGCGATGTTGAAGTCATTGTTTGCGTCACACTCGTTATAGAGTGCGGGCAGAACAATAATATCCTTACAGTTCGGGAATGCCTCCTTCAGTTTCTGCATGAACCGCTCAAATGGCTGGCTGATATCACGGCCGGTTCGGATATCGTAGATGAGGTCGATGATGTAGCAACGTCCCGTCAGGCCTCGCTGAAACTCACTAATCTGAGTTGCAGCATTATTGAGCATGGTAAGAAAGTTGTTGTCATCGTTTGAAGTAAATCCTCCACCGTTTGACGCATAGTTGTGGGGGATCTCCCCCTTACTCCTACACCATTCATCCCACGTCCCATTGGCGTACCCAGTAAGGATCGCGTTAGACGAACCAAGGATAAGCGTGTGAGGATACTTGCTCACCCTGTTCACGATGCTGTTGGACTCAAGGTCGTTCAGTCGACGGTCAGCGTTCCCCTTGTTGCTGTTGACTGATGAACGGACGGTCGCTAACTCATCCAGAACATCCTGCATTCCCTGACTGCTGGCGACGGCGATCTGCGACCCGTCCTTAGCGGTAGTGGTGAAAAACTTGCCTGATGGATGCTTCTCAAATTTCTCCACTAGAAGCTTGTTGAGGAACTTGTCTGTCTCCGTTTCCAGGTCATTCAGGGCATTTCTAAATGATTGTCTCTGACTATCAAACACAGAAGCATTGTCCGTAACAAATTTCTTAACCTTTTCGTTGAAGTCGGCAACAATCTTCGCTTCCTCTTCGCCGAAGGTGTTTACATAGTTAACGACGTCATCAATCACTTCCCGCAACCTGGAAAGAACTTCATAATATGTGAGCCCATCGCCATAGGTGAATGGGGTAACGTTATTGATGTTAATTGCGTCAATCAGGTATCGAGTTTCCACCAGTCGCTCATAAATCTGAAGCCAACGCTTAGACTTATCAATGATTCCCATGCTTCCTCCTAATAGATCCCATAGTTTAGGTAATGACGAGTGCGGGGTTGGGCGTTGTCCCAAATACCCATAAACAAGTCGGCTAGTTCTGCGATAACAAAGTCGTCCACATTCACGAGAGTGTTTCGATAACGAGCGATCTGCTCCCCCTTACCCATATTGTAACCCGTGGAAAGGGAGTGCTGGTTGTTCCGGTAGTCGTTGGTTCCGGTACTGCTCGACGTCGATGTTGTCACGTTCGTGCTCTTGCCCTTGGTGGACGCGTCACTGATAGACGTCGCATAGTCCCCGTTTCCAGCTAGACGGCTCTGAGGTGTGTCGGATCCCACTGTGCGGCCCGTGGAGTCGGTAGTGCCGGATCCGTTGCTGTCCTGCCGGTTCGTCCCACTGTTCTGTGACCTCCCGTCCTGAGAGGTCTCATTGACGCGGCGCCCACCATCCAGCGGATCGTTGTTGAGGAGTTCAGCCTCATACATTCGATTGTATCGGGGCATGATGCGTTCCATCTTCAACTTGAGTCGCCAAATGAAGATATCTGGTGTCTCGTGAGCAATTTCTTGGAGCCAGTACTCACGCTTAATGCGATCGTTCAAGATCTTGCGATAGTCCTCGTTAAAAATGGGGTAATCGTCAAGGCCGATGTGGTCTCCGGTTACCTTAACAACGTCCTTAAGGCGCATTGTGAACTGTGCAGGCATTACTCCTCTCCTTCTGTCTCATAGGTGGTTAGATTCTGTACGGCCAGGTAGTCTTCCATGTTCGGGGCGGCATTGTCGTCGACCGCCCATTCACATGAGACCTGTAGCCCGAATTTCTCATTGATCTGCTCGCATGCAAGTTGGCGGGGCTTCATGAATGACTCGCGTGATGCCAAGACCTGGCCCGAGTTCCCGGCCGCCTCCTCGACAACCATGCGCTCGCGCTTCT